CAATTGCTCTTTCAGAAGCTGGAAAGTCGAAGAAAAAATAATGGCTAAACGAGGACTTTGGGCAAATATTAACAGAAGAAAAAGATTAGGTATCTCAAGACCTAAATCTGAATCTACTATATCACCAAAAGCATATGCAAATATGAAAGCCGGTTTTCCAAAAAGAAAAAAAATGGCAAAAGGTGGAATAGCTAGAGGCTGTGGAGCTGTTATGCCAGATAGAAGAAAAGTTACTAAAGTATTTTAATGGGTGATATTGCATTAAGAGGACAAGGTAGAGCAATGATGGCATCTGGTGGTAGAACTCCAGCATGGCAACGTAAAGAAGGTAAAAATCCATCAGGTGGATTAAATAGAAAAGGTATTGCATCTTATAGAGCTGCAAACCCAGGATCAAAATTATCAATGGCAGTTACAACAAAACCCAGTAAGTTGAAAAAGGGTTCAAAAGCTGCTAATAGAAGAAAGTCTTTTTGTGCTAGAATGTCTGGCATGAAGAAAAGATTGACTTCTGCAAAAACTGCAAGAGATCCAAACTCAAGAATTAATAAATCCCTTAGAAAGTGGAATTGTTAATATAACAAAAGGAAAGATATGGACGCTGTAACATTTATAACTAAACTGCAAAAATTTATCAGAGATTCTTACCAAAACATTGGTGATGCTATGATATCTGGAACGGTTGACAGTATGGAGAAATACAAGTATATGCAAGGACAGGCAAATGCCTACCAAACAGTAATTCAGGAAATCTCTAACCTGCTAAATAAGAAGGAGCAAAATGATGAAAAAGGAAACGTTATCGACCTCGGAAAAGGAAATTCCAAAGATAAACCTAGGTCTTGAAGAAAAGTATAAAGAAGAAGATAAAAATAAAACTGAACCATTAAATCCAGAAAATATAAAATCTGTAGTTGATGAATTGCCAACACCAAGTGGTTGGAGATTATTAGTATTACCATTTACGCCAAAAGAAAAAACATCAGGCGGAATTATTATATCACAAGAATCTTTAGATCGATTAAGAATCGCAACTAATTGCGGTTATGTTTTAAAGATTGGCCCACTTGCCTATCACGATAAAGAAAAATATCCGACAGGCCCGTGGTGTAAAAAAGGAGATTGGGTGATCTTTGCTCGCTATGCGGGTTCAAGACTACCAATAGAAGGCGGTGAAGTTCGTATATTAAACGATGATGAAGTATTAGGAACTATTCCTGATCCTGAATCTGTACTTCACTATATATAAACCATAGGAGGAAACTATGCCAGAAGACAAAAGCAAAAAAACAGTTGATATAGATACTTCAGGACCAGAGGTTGATGTTGAGTTTGAAGACACAGCAAAACCAGAACCTGAGTTTGAAGTAAAAGAATCAAATGTTAAAGAAGTAGAAAAAGAAGAAAAGCCCCTTGCCGCTAGCCCCGAGAAGCAAGCTGCAAGCAGCGAGAAGCCAGAGGCTAAGAAAGACGAATTAGAAGATTATAGTGAAGGTGTGCAAAGAAGAATTGCAAAACTAACTAAAAAGATGAGAGAAGCAGAACGTCAAAGAGAAGAAGCTTTGAATTATGCTCAATCTGTTAAAGCTGAAAAAGAACTACTTACAAAAAGATTTAGTTCTTTAGAAAGCACATCTTTAAAAGATAAAGAAGCTAAAATTATATCTGCATTAGAAGCTGCAAAAGGCAAGTTAGGACTTGCTAGAGAAGCAGGTGATCTTGCGATAGAAATTGAAGCTCAAAAAGAAATTGCAAGACTTGGTTACGAAGAAGCAAGACTTCAAGAAATGAAGGAACTTGCGGCGAGAGAGCCAGTTAAGCAACCAAATACAATTTCACAAGTTAACGTTCCAAGACAAAATACGCCTGTTGGAAGTCCAAGAGCAGAAGCATGGGGAGAGAAAAACCAATGGTTTGGTAAAGATAAACCTATGACTTACACAGCTTTTGACATCCATAGACAGTTAATTGATGAGGAAGGTTACGATGCTGAAAGCGACGAATATTATGCGGAAATTGATAAAAGAATAAGACTTGAATTCCCGCACAAATTTGCTAATAATGCAACTACGGAAACGACCAGACCGACACAACAAGTAGCTTCGGCGAAGCGAAGTGTAAAACCAGGTCGCAAAACTGTGAGACTCACCCCTTCTCAAGTTGCTATCGCCAAAAAATTAGGAGTGCCATTGGAAGAATATGCGAAACAATTAAATATCACGAAGGAGGTATAGGCATATGGAAAACGATAAAATGAAGACCCCACGTGCGAGCCAAACTAGGGCTACTGAAAAGAGACCTACAACTTGGACTCCACCATCAAGTTTGGATGCACCGCGCCCAAAAGACGGATTTAAACACCGTTGGATTCGACTTGAAATTTTAGGTCAGGATGACTCTAAAAACGTTTCGAATAAGTTAAGATCAGGATTTGAATTAGTGAGAGCTGATGAATATCCAGGAGAAACTTACTCAACAATTCAAGAAGGTAAATACGCAGGTGTAATTGGACATGGCGGCCTTGCGCTGGCAAGGATACCGGTAGAACTCGCTAAAGCTCGTGACGAGTACTTTGCAAAAAGGACTAAGGAACGAGAAGACGCTATTAATAACGACGTCTACAAGGATCAGCACCCAAGTATGCCAATCAATAGTGAGAGGCAGACTCGTGTAACTTTCGGTGGTACCAACAAAAAATAATTTTTTGGTAATACCAACGATTAAATAAACTTAAACAAGGAAAAAACTATGGCTAACGCAGACGCAGCCTTCGGTTTATTACCGATCGGCAAAGTTGGACAGAATAGAGATGCTCAAGGTTTAAGTGAATATAGTATTGCGGCAAGTTCGTCAGCGATATATCAAAATGATCCAGTTCAAGCTTTGAACACAGGATACATTGGTGTAGTTGCTACAACTAACGTACAAATACTGGGTTCACTAAACGGAGTATTCTATACTAATACTTCAACTAAAAAACCGACATGGGCGAACAATTTAGCAGCTTCTAATACGGCTTCTGACATTGTTGGTTTCGTGACGGATGACCCTTATGAGAGATACGAAATACAAGCTAGTTCGGATCTACCTGTTGCAGATATCTTCTTAAACGCAAATATAGTTTACACAGCTGGTTCATCAGCAAACTATGTTTCTAAAGTTGAGATTGATACTGACAACGTAGGTGTAACGACTACTAGTCAGTTACGTATCATTGGAATCAGTAAAGGTTTCAATAATGAGAAAACTAACGATACTACTTACGCTACAAACGTAGTTGTAACAGCTATTGTTAATAATCATTTCTATAAACAATTTACAGGCATATAATAGGAGATAAATTATGGCTATATCACGAGGACAACTAGTTAAAGAACTAGAGCCAGGATTGAATGCACTATTCGGCCTGGAATATAAAAGATACGAGAATCAGCATCTTGAAATTTTCGATGTAGAGACTTCAGACAGAGCTTTCGAAGAGGAAGTAATGTTATCTGGATTCGCTAACGCGGAAATCAAGCCGGAAGGATCTGCAGTTGTATTTGACAATGCGCAAGAAACTTTCACTGCTAGATACACTCATAACACTGTAGCTCTTGCATTCGCGATCACTGAAGAAGCGATCGAGGACAACTTGTATGACAGACTTGCGTCTAGATATACAAAAGCATTAGCAAGATCTATGGCAAACACTAAGCAGGTAACTGCAGCGAATGTACTAAATAATTCATTTAGTTCATCATACGTTGGTGGCGACGGAGTTTCTTTAATAAACTCTTCTCACCCAACTATTGCTGGTTCATTCAGCAACACGCTAGCAACTCAAGCTGACTTAAACGAAACTTCTCTTGAACAATCATTGATTGATATCAATGCGTTCACAGATGAGCGTGGTTTAAAAATTGCAGCTCAAGGTGTTAAATTAATCATTCCAAAAGAATTACAATTCACTGCGGAAAGATTAATGAAATCAGCGTTAAGAACTGGTACTGCTGATAACGATACAAACGCGATCAGATCAATGGGAATGGTTCCACAAGGTTATGTGGTTAACAATTTCTTAACTGATACTGATGCGTTCTTTATCAAAACTGACGTTCCAAACGGTATGAAGATGTTCGTAAGAGCACCTATCAAAACTGCTATGGAAGGTGATTTTGATACTGGTAACGTTAGATACAAAGCTAGAGAAAGATACAGCTTCGGCTGGTCTGACC